TCTTCATCATATGTATCAGAATTTTTATTATAAAGTCTTCTGTCCCTTTTGTTGTTTTCTAAAAATCTTTTCCTTTTATATATTCTCTCTTTTTCATCATCGTCTAAAACTCCGCTCACATTTATTAAAGCATCTATTTCATCTTCTTCACTCATTCTTTGTATAATTCTTGGCATTTTATTAAAGTTCAAGTCCATTTCAAATTGCTCATAGTTAAACTCAGGTTTTGGAACTTTATTAATAAAAACTGGCACGCATCTTCCTTTTTGATCTCTTGATATTATTCCAGAGTTTAAGTCTAGCCATATGAATGCGTCATCAACATATAACGGCACATCGTATTTATCCATCTTTAGCTCATTCAAAAGATTCTTTATCTCATGATTTAATTTTCTAAAAGGCTTTTCGTTGTTACAAGTGAAAGACAAAATTATATTATTATAAATTTTGATTAAAAAAGATTTGTCGTCTATTGTGCCATGATATAATCCATCACCATAATACTTCTTATTAACTTTATCCCATTTCTGTTTCTGCAAGAATGTTCCGTATACTCCTCTTTTAGCTGCTAAAAATAATTGATCAATGTCTTTCCTTTCTTTTATTACAGCTTGTAATAGGCTAACATTAGCCTCTCTCTTCTTCATTGATATTAATTCTGTGCAGGCGGATTCCGTGCTTTCAGGTAAAAGATCTGGAGTTTTAAGCATTAGATATTTAGCGTTTTTGAGAATTTTCATTTTTGAGGTAAATGGCGACGCTGCTAGTATTGAGAGAGATGATATTAAACCATTTGCATTTATCTTAAGATTTACCATTGGTTTTGGCTTTGTGTCAGTTACCATAAAGCCATATAAGAAGCAATTTTTAATTAAATTTTTCAGTTGTTCCATAAACGGCAATCCTTTCCTCAAAGGTGCACATAATTTCATAGACCTTAAAGAAGTGTTTAGCGAAGTGAGAAAGCTAGCTAAACCTAAGATGTCTTTAAATTTAGATTTTATTAAACACTCTGAAATGTCTTCGTCTATCCATGGAAACACATTTTTATATTTTTTCCATGCTAATTTATGTTCAGTTGAAGTGCCTCTTGTTTTCAGGTTAGGAAACCATTTTCTTATCAAAAGATCTCTTAATGAAATAGAAGCAATTGACTGATTCTTCACCATGTACAAAGTTACTAAATGACTTGGTTTTCTTCTAGAGTCTCTGATGATTGAATTTCCTGAATACTCAGACAAGTAACTTACTATTTCATCAAAAAAAGACTTATTTGGATGTAAAACATTCACTTGTTCGTCTGTCATTAAATCTTCTTTTTTTATGTCTTTTAAAAACCTAAGCATGCTAGCTTTATAAGTTTTATTTAATTCATTTTTATTATCTGAAAATTCGCAAACAGTAATACATGGCTCAGTCATCATGAAAACACTTGCAGCATGCATCTTATTTATGCTCTGAAAAGAAAAGGCTTCTGAACTAGAAAAATTCATAGCTTTTTTGTATATGTTGAATTTACATTCTTCATCTGTTTGTGCATCTCTGAAAAGTATTTCAGGATTGTTAGTCGCTATACTCACCCAATTCTCTGGTATTCCCAATTTATCTCTAAAATCATAATATTTTGTGACTTGGCCAATTAACAATCTTGCACCAATGCTTGCGTCTCCGAACTCATTCACTTCTGCTCCGTCTCTATTAAATAGCCATTTTTCTACTTTATTGCATGAAGGTATATTCTTAATAGCTAAATACTTACTTATACTCATCCCAAGCAAACCACAAATAGCCTCTGGCTCAAAGTAAAAGAATCCGCAAGAGAAATGTGGTTTCTCTATTAGCCTGCTTTTGTACTCAGCAAAAAGTTTCATAGAGTTACAGCCTAAACATGAGTAATTAACTCTGGCTTGCATTTCTTGTATAACTGACGACAAATAAAAGCTGCCCCCGTTTTCTAGGATTTGAGACCTTAGCCCTGCTTGAATGTATTGTCTTTCATCAAACTTAGAAGCCACTTTCATGCTACAAGCAGAGTACACAAATTTTATAATAGGCGTTGTTACCGTATTGTTTACAAACCAGATTGAATTAAACTCTTCAATCGCAGAAAAAACAGCATAAGTGCTTTTTTCTTCACTTCTTTTTATGCTTGCATACTTATACATGATTCCCACTGCTATAGAACTCATCGTCAAGAATTTCGTCCAGTAAGTTGTTTTTGTTCCTGCCAAGGTTCTTACTGAGGACCTGTCATCAGAAGAAATTTTGTCACTAGTGAGCAATCTGGTATCATCTAAAAACCAGCCTTTTTTAACAAAAAGAACTAACCACATCTGAAGTATCAAATTAAATCCTTGCAACATTGCACAATGAAAGAATGAAGAAGCAAAATGTAATATTCCCTGCATAAAGTTCGATCTGTTCTGCAAGAAAGTGTAGTATTTCTCAGTTAATTTCCCCAAAACATTAATTTCTTGCTCTCCTAAAAATTCTTCTTTAAACTGATTCAGACCTTCGTCAAAACTTCTTTCAGCTGCTAAATCCACAAATTCTTTTAACAGTTTCACAGGCATTCTCAGCTGCTTATTAGTTATCATGTTTAGAATTCTGCAAAGGATTCGGTGAAGATCCTCTGTTGTGAATCTGGCTAAAAGACATGCGAACTCATTCATCACAAATCCTTGACACCAAGTGCTGCAATCGTCTGAATCTATCACTGTTTTTTCATCTTTCAGACCAAATTGCTTCTTGATTTTGAATACATCTTTAAAATGAACCCCACTCTTGACTGTTTTTTGATCTGGTTTAGTCATCATTTCAGAACCTGTATAAGAACAGAGTATTCTCAAAATGCTTTCAAAGAAATGTATAACTAATCTGGATATTATGTCTAGTATAAATATTTCTCTTTCTTTCCCTATTTGTAACTTTCTAAACAATGAAGCAAAAACGCCCTTTGTAGCACTTCTTGTTTCTATAGCTGTCATAGCATCTGCTATAAAGGCAAACATTTTAGGACCAATTAATTTCTTTTCAAATAATTCTAAAACTCCTACTAATACTTTTCTTGTCCCTACTTCTTTCATGTCTTGTGTGTAAAAATTCATAAAAGATTCTTTAAAAGAAGCTTTCAGAGTTGCTAGCTCTTCAGTTTTCTTTTCCAAGTACATCCTTCTTATGTCTTCTTCAAATTTTTCTTTAAAAGTCCCTGAAAATCTTCTTTCAAAATCTTCTCTAACAGAATCTCCACAAAATGCTATCCATTTGGGATCAAATTCATGCCTCATTAAATCAGATAAGCTTTCAGGGCTTTCTGTTGTCATATATTTAATTCTGCATTTTCTAAGCAATATCTCTTCTGAAATAATTTTAGAGAAAATTTTCTTATAGCCATGCATGTAATCTGCTTCATCTTTGTTGTGAAGATTTCCAAAATATGATAAGTTCAAGGCTTGAATATAATTGCTTATTGGTCTGCCATTTACCCAGTTTAGCAACCCATCAAATTCATCTAAAGAGTAGTTGCTTTTGAGTTCTTCTATTATTTCCTCTGTTGTTTTCCCTTTAAAATCTTTTTTGATGTCCTCATTTAACGGAAATCTGGGCGTTACTCCTTTATCAGACATTATCTTAAAAGCATCTAGAAATCTTTTGTATATCCAAACTGCTAATCTGCTTTTTGGGAATCCATCAAATTTAGGCAATACTTTAAAAGGATTGGCAGGTATAGGAGATAATTTCACTACATCAAAAAATGCATATCTTATTTGCTGAAGATCTGCTGATGTTTCTGCTTTAGACTCCAAAAACACTAACAAGCTAGCATTAAATGTCTCAATTATATTCTTATACTTTTCGTTGTCTGTCTTCTTAAGGTTCTCGAAGTCTCCTGGATTTTCATTAAAGATAGTTATCCACATACATAATAACGAGCAAGCCTTTTCTGCTGCATGTAAGTAATGGCCTATTTTATGTCTATTCACAGTAAAAATATTTGAAAAAGTCCATTCACCTTCCTCGTAGGTTTTTCCAAATGGCAAACCAAAATTATCAAAATCTTCTGTTTTCCAACACAAACTTACCCCTATGTGCTTCTCAGCCGTTGTTGGTTTTAAAATCATCCAAATATCTAAATTTTTTAGTTTTTTAAATTCAAACTCTTCAGATTCACAAAAATGATTGAGAGAGTAGTTGAGCTCTTCTATCACACAGTTGAACACTTGCATTGCATTAGATAATTTTGTTGAAAAGAAGTAATCTACAAACTTCGTTACAGAATCTATCTTTGTTTTAGGCAGAGCAGATTTCGCTAACTCAAATAAATCGTTACAATTTAGCTTAACAAGATCAGAATTAATTTTAGATCTTTCTAAATTGGCCTCGTTCATTATAAAAGAAGATATATCCAATGTGTCTGTTTCACTGTTAAAAGGCAATTTTTTTCTTTCTCTCTCTGCTGAAATTTCTGTCAAGTCTTTTAAACTTTTCCCTAAGATTCCTGATTTTGCTAGCATTTTCCTTAAATTCCAGTCTAAATCAGCTTGAACTCTGTGCCAATATCTTCTTGATTTTGATGTCGCTTTAAACTCTAAATCATCTGTTTTTGCAGAATCAGCTTTCTCAATCATTCCTTGAACTGTGATCAAATTCTCATAATCAGCTCTTATCATAGAATCTCTTATAGCTATCCATAATTTTGCTGAATCAGAATCTCCTACAATTTCCATTCCAAATGGAAACTCATCATTTCCTTCCAAAACAAATTTTTTATAACTTTCATCTTCCACATTATTTATTGCTTTAAAGCCATTCTTAGAACACATTAACGGTGCAGGCATAATTGGCTTCATGTCAGATCTAGTTTTCAGCTTTGTGTCGCTTTTAAAATCATTATTCCATCTTCTAATGAATTCTTTCTCTAATTTTGCGTTATCAGGTTTTTTAAGTTTTCTTTTGAGCTCAATTGCAGAATGTTTCCAAATGTCCTCACAAAATCTCTTTTTGTCTTCTGAAGTGATTTTTAATGATCTATAGGTTTCTGCTAGTTCTTCAGTTATTAACAGACAATCAACGTTGTTTTCAGGATATGCAATTGATTGATAATTAGGTAACTTTACTTTGCTTGCTTTTTTAATCTGATTATTAAAATTTTTAATTTGTTGTTTTTCAATTTTGTCGTAAGCAGGATAAAAATGTAATCTTGAGGCACAAGCATTTGTCAAAATTATTCCTAAATTAAAATGAGATTGAAAACTTTTAATTGCGTTTTCTTCTAATTGAAGATTACTTAAAATTCCTCCGTCATAAATCACCATTACTATTAATTTTACAGGTTTTTTTATTCTAGCAGATCTCTCTTCTAAGTCTAATTTATATTTATTTACTTTTTCTGAATAATATTTCTCTGCCCCTCCTAATGAGCCCCTCCAGGTTGCCAACTCTATTACTATGACACTTTCTGAATCTTTTCTATTAAATTTTGTTTTGTAATTATCTATTTCACCTAACGCTTCACCATTTTTGTCGATCCCGAATATTACATCTGGCGTGAATCTATCCTCATCTTTGTCTAATCTGCAAATCATTGTGATTGGATCATCAGATTTCATAAAATTTCCATTTAAAACCATAACACATAACTCATGAGTTAGTTTCGAAAATTGCTTAACATTTAGAGTCTTGATCCACTTTTTGTCTGCTTTCATTGTTGACGATAAGTTCGAAGAACTTTCTCCAAAATTTTCAGTTGACTCTATAGTAATTTCGACTAAATCATCATCATCGTTATACTTTTTGTCTGCATTTGGTTGCTCCCCTAACTTAGGGAAATTAGCATTAGTCAAACTGAGTCTTTGTTCTTCAGTGGTAAGAAGTTTGACTGAAAAATCCACAATAGGATAAGATTTATCAAAATCATATTGATATGGAGAAACAAAATCATCATTACTTTGATTTTGATTCAGCTTGTTTTTGCATGCACTTAGGAACATGCTTAAAGATTTCCTAAGATCCAAGCAAATTAAATTTTTCTTTTAAAAGTTGCAACTTTATTATAAACAAAGGTTCAGATTACTTCCCTATTAAAGTTACTTATTTTGCAATTATTGTATCCGAC